CCAAAAAGACCTCCACATTGTGGGGGTCTTTTTTTATGTTTGCAAATGTTAATATGATTCAGTAACAACAACTACAGAAATGTTCATGCTGATACATTATACTCTATATAATTTAATCTTTGTATTTACTACAATGGAAATTCTAGGTATTATTGCCGTCGCTGGTGCAATTTATGGTGCATATAAACTGACACCCAAATCCTAGTATGGTATAATGTTTAAATGTTCTTTATCGAGGTATAATTTATGACAGTATCCTCTCCTAGACGGAGTACCCGTCTTCAAGAGGCCAGTCTTTTAGAAGGACCAATGATCCTTCTACAGAATATCCGTGGGTTTAGATCACATCGCAACCTAGTTTGGTTAGCATGTGTTCCCCTTGCTTTAATGGGTTTAGGTTTGTTTGATCTAGCAGCACATGCAAATGAGTTGCCAGCAGAACTAAATGCAGCATTCTTAGCAAACAATCTGTGGTTACTTGTAGCAACAATCCTAGTCATCTTTATGAATGCAGGATTTGCAATGGTAGAGGCAGGTATGTGTAGGCAAAAGAATGCCGTCAACATATTGTCTAAAAACTTATTTGTATTTGCATTAGCAGTAACTTCATATTGGTTTGTCGGATATTCCTTGATGTACGGTGATGCTGTAGCACAAGGATGGCTTTATTTCAACGGTTTATTTTTTGATCCAACTGTAACACCAGAACTTATTGGTGAAGCAGGACTGGTTCCAACAGTTGACTTCTTATTCCAAGCAGCATTTGCTGGAACAGCAGCAACTATTGTATCAGGTTTAGTAGCAGAGAGAGTTAAGTTTGGTGAGTTCGTTGTGTTCTCATTAGTTCTTACTGCATTCATCTATCCTATTGCAGGTAGTTGGCAGTGGAATGGTGGTTGGTTATCAGAAGCAGGGTTCATTGACTTTGCTGGTTCATCAATCGTTCACTCTGTAGGTGCATGGGCAGGATTAGTGGGTGCATACTTACTTGGTCCTCGTATTGGTAAGTATGTTAATGGTAAAGTGCAAGCATTACCAGGACACAATATGGCAATTGCTACACTAGGTGCTCTTATTCTTTGGATTGGTTGGTATGGGTTCAACCCTGGCTCTCAATTAGCAATGGATCAATGGGTTCCTTATGTTGCAGTTACTACTACACTTGCAGCAGCAGGTGGTGCTATTGGAGCAACGGCAGTTTCAACTTTGAAGAATGGTAAACCAGATCTAACAATGATTATCAATGGTATTCTTGCTGGATTGGTTAGTGTTACTGCTGGTTGTGGTAATCTTACTATGGTAGGTGCATGGGTAGCAGGTCTTGTTGGTGGTGGAATAGTTGTTTATTCTGTTGCTGCATTAGATTCTCTAAGAATTGATGATCCAGTTGGTGCGTTCTCTGTTCATGGTACATGTGGTATCTGGGGAACTATTGTTATTGGACTCTGGGGTTATGACATCCAAGGTACTGGTGCAGGTCTAGGTCTGTTTACTGGTGGTGGTTTAGGACAACTCTGGATTCAGATTGTTGGTGTTCTTGCTTATGCTGTATGGAGTGTAGTTACGTGCTACGTTACCTGGAAAGTAATCGGTGCTGCCTTTGGTGGTATTCGTGTTAACAGACTACAAGAAAATCAAGGACTTGATATTAGTGAGCACGGTATGGAAGCATATCCAGACTATGCTTTAGCAAATAAGTAACGTCCAATTAAATAAGTGTTACAAGGCCCCACACTGGGGTCTTTTTTATGCTATACTTTAAAAGTCAAGGTCTCGCTACCTAGACTGCTCTGGGATAATCTTTTGAGGTTTCTATACCAGGGGCGAAGAAACCTCACTTGGGGTATTGGTCTAGCGGTTTATGACGCTGCCCTGTCACGGCAGAGATCACGGGTTCAAATCCCGTATACCCCGCTATATAAAATGCCTTAATCTTACAGATATGAAATTCGAAGATTACTACAAGGAATTTTGTGAAGTCATTGGACATCCTTTATGGATACTGCCAATGATGATGATTGGTATGGCAGTATTCATTGAGACAGCACATCTCAGTTATCATCATAATGATATGGCAGATGCTGATGGATATTGTGGTCAGAAAGAATGGGTAAAAGATCTAAAAAGATTTAAAGAGAATAATATGTATTGAAATGGGTATAAATTACTAGACAAGATTTAATCTTTGATATATAATATTGTTACGTTTCTTAACACTATTATGACTGTTACTACCGAAGATGGCGGAAGACAAAATATGTTCGCTAAGGAACCTGAGATAGAAGTAATGGATCAGGACTATGCAGTAGAAGCAGAACGTGCTAATGGACGTTGGGCAATGATAGGATTTGTTGCTGCTATTGGTGCATATGCTACTACGGGCCAGATTATCCCTGGAATATTCTAAATCGTTACAAAACTAAATAATTACTCGTATCTTATTCTTAAATCAAAACAAATGGGCGAATTAGTCTCAGCAACTGAATCAGTATCACCAATAATAGCATTAATATATCCTTTTATTCCTGTACTTATACTACTGGGATTTTGGTTTGCTGCTGGTGGTGGATTTAATGATGATGATGACGATGATTTTAGTGGTGGTAAAGGAATAAGAGTAGGACAAATGGAACCAATACCAGTACCAACAGGGGCATGAATCATTTACTTATAAATCTTCTTCCTGCTAGGGACTTGCTAGAGTTTGGTTTCTTTGTTAGTATAGGAATGACAGCTGGATCTTTAGGATTAATCTAATGGAAAACAACATTACATACGATGAGACAGATACAATAGTATGTGGTGAAGCACAGGAGTATTTTAATAGTTTGGATGCAGAAATAACAGAGGCTCAATTTAAGTTGAGACAAGACTCCTTGAGATTACTTATGGGTAGATTTGGTCAAGCAAATCCTGCACAGTCAATCTATGAATGTGCTCATGAGTGGTCGTGTAAATATAATACCACGTCAGGACTTGTCAATTATTACGATACGTACTATAATGGCAAACATGACAATACATAGAATTAGGTTATCTAACATGCAAAAAATAGTAAATGTACTTGCTGTGTCGTCTGCTGTTGTATCTCTTGCCGTTGTTGGCGGTGGTGCTTACGTTTTCGTTAATAAGGACGCAATAGTAGAAGATGTTAAAGCAAAGGTACAGGATGCAGTACTAGGATCACTTGGTGGTCTAGGTGGTGGACTTCCCGATACTGGATTAGGTGTTCCAGGTGGAGAACTTCCTACTGGTGCTAATGATCTTTCTACACCAACTGATGCGGCCGCAGCTCCTGCAGCTCCAAGTCTCTAAATAAGAAATAGTTAATCTATTTCTCCCATGGCCGAAGTTCGTAGTGATGTTAAAGAGGAAGTAGGGGACAAGAAAAAGAAAGGTGCCTTTGGGAAACTTAAGGAGGCCATTCTACCCGATGCTTCAGAACAAGCAGTTCTTTTATCGAGCATGGTAAGGCTTGGAGTTCTTGTGTGGTCTGGCGGAATTTTGACTTTAAATTACGTGGCCATACCTGGAGTTCCGCAACAAAAAATTGATCCAACTTTTATAGCCTCAGTTTTTACTGGGGTTTTGGCTAGCTTTGGAATTCAAACAGCATCCAAGAAGGGTGATGGGACAATGAAGATGGATCCCGCTAAAGCAGCAGCTGCTAATGGTGGTGTTACTGCTGGTGGTGGAACAGTTCAGACAATTAGAATTGAACAGATGCCACTGAAGATTATTGCAGCAGACATTCCTGCAAGTCTTGATCCCAAGAAGAATGAACCACCAACCGTATAATGTGGTATAATATATACTAACGGTTGCAAATTTAACAACATGGCATATTCGATTACACTTCAAACCCCTGAAGGAGAAACTGAAACATTTGAATGTTCAGCAGATGATTATATTTTAGATGCACTAGAAGAAGCGGGTTTAGAACATCCGTCTTCTTGTAGGGCAGGTGCATGTTCATCATGTGCTATGAAGATTGAAGAAGGAACTGTAGATCAGTCTGAACAATCTTTCCTAGATGATGATCAAATGGAAGAAGGATTTGTTCTTACTTGTGTAGCATATCCAACTTCTGATGTTACGTTACTAACAGAACAAGAGGAAAACATCTTATGAATAAGGTAAAAGCAGGATTCGATAAGGTAGTAGAGTGGGACAGAAAACTTGCTCGTAAATTTCAGGACAAGTTTAATCTAACAGACTACCAGATGCTTGTAGTATCATTTGCTAAAGGATTTGTTATTGGGGCAATCCTTTTGTGATAAACTTATTAGCAGCAGCATCTCTTGATCTGAATGAGGCTTGGAACTTGTCTTGGGGTGAAGGTATTCAGTTTATTCTTGTACTTGCTTTTGTTTATTGGTTGAAAGTACAGATAGATACTAGAGCAGGACTTGGTAAGAAAAAGAGAAATCAACTTAAGCAAGTTATTGTGGAGGCAATTAAGGAGGCAAGATGAGTATTTTAAAAA